TGAAAGTGATTGTATTAGCTACACATGATTCGGGATATTTAAAAGCTCTTAAACAAAGCTGTAATAGATATGGTTATGAGCTAATAGTATTAGGTTGGGGTGAAAAATGGAGAGGATTTACTATGAGAGCTAATTTATATAAGGAATATTTAGAAAAGTTACCACAGGAAGAATATGTAATATGTTGTGATGCGTTTGATGTTATAGCTTTGAGGCATTCTGATGATTTACTAAAAAAAATAGAGGGTTATGATAAAGTTTTAACTGGATTCGATGAAGCTAGTATTATTACAAAATATATGTATGGTAAACCACCAATCAAAATTAATTCCAAGGAGTATTTTGCAAACGCTGGGTTTTTTATTGGTAAATGTAGGAAAATTAAAAATATTTTTGACATAATGTGTATTAATGAAAAATGTAATAATGCTAACGTCGAGGATCAAGGACTTTTAAATGGACTTCTGCAAGTTCATACTGATATAATTGATATAGATACTGAATCTGAAATTATATACAATTTACAATATCCAAAAGATTATTTAAAACAACTTATAAAACTAACATTAAAAAATGAATCTTATATTCTTGATAATAATCATGATAATTTTAATATAAAAGACCAATCTTTAAATAATGGCAATAAACCATTTTTTATTCACGCAAATGGTAATTCTAATATTAATTCTTTATGCAAAGAATTGGGTTATCACGAATCTAATTTAAATAATAATTTTAACTCTTATAATGGTCTTAAAACTATCAAGATAATGACAATGAGAAAATTAATGTTTATACTTCATATAATATTTGTATTAGCTACTTTACCAACACCGATTATTATATATTTATTCAAACTTAATCCACCATTATTAATTATACTGCTTTTGATATTGATAAATCACGCACTGGTAACTCAGTGGTATGTATTAGGAGATTGTGTACTAACGGGCTATGAAAATATTTATAACTATACAGGTCGGCCATATTACGAACATGAGTTGGGATCTATTAGCAAAAAGATTGTTAAAAATATAACTATATATTCACCATTTATAAATACATTTATACTATGTATTATAATATATACAAGATATAGATGCACCCAATAAAGATTCATGATATCGCGTCGGCTACATTTCTTATACCCTTCTCAACTTTATGTATAACTGAGGTAGTGTCAGGGTATTCATAAATATTTTAAGTTGTGGTATTTGTGCACTCACATGGTCTAGAAAAAATCCAGCTTTAATACAATAGATGCCCACGCCTATTCCATACTCCCATGTACAGTTAATGCACTACCATCAGAAAAAAGCTATGCATTACTGTAAAAAATATCACACAGAGATAAACCCCAAAAGAAAAGATTTGTATTTTAAATTAAGTATTAGACATAGTGTAAAACATGAAAGGTTAGAAAAGGATGAAAAGTCTTTTTAGGGTGTAATAAATCCTGATATCAAAACACTCAAGTAATATCCTAATATTATATAATTAGAGTTTACTTCTTTTCCATACATCTGTTCTAAATGTTTAACGGGATGTATGAATTTGAAAATAGTCCATCCATTTTCATCAGTATCTGTATGAACAGATAGATATATAAGTGGTAATATTAAGGCAAATATGAAATGTTTGACTTCTATTTTACCACTGAGAAAAAACAATGATAATATTCCAGGTAACCAATGAATAAAAAAGTCTGCTATATGTATTTTCATTTTTTGAGGTTTATTATACGTTTGTAAAACACATGATCCGGGTATCATCATACCTAAAGCTAAGTAGTAACCCCATACAGATGATTCTATCAAATATAGAAATGCATGTATAATTATGAATAAATATGAGATAGCTAGATTTTTCATATATAATACACAAATATTATAAATGTTTCCTACAAACAGCCTTATACATGTCATTACCACCCACTAGCTCTAGAACATCCGATTGTACAACGCGTTTAGTAAACGGACCTTGTGTACCATCGAGGCAGTCCATACACATAGCAGTCAATTTAACCACTTCGTCTGCTAAGGGTATACAATCCAATAGTTCCCCAAACTTTCTTTGTTTATAATCACCATCTAGTCCTGCAAGGATGATGATCTTACCGTGGTCCAAAACCTTCTCTACAAATGTTTTCAACCCCGAGAAAAATTGAGCTTCATCGACGGCTATTATTTCGGCTTCACCAATCGACACTTCATGTAAATTATTTGTTTTAATACATCTGAAAGTAACATTATCATGGGTTCTCAATACCTCTTCTATAGACCGTGTGTCTTTTTGTGAGTTTATGACTAGAACATCCTTACCTATAGCCCTATACCTCTTTAGGCGCCTGATCATTTCAGACGTCTTACCAGAAAACATATTTCCCATGATAATGCGAAGACTCATTTTTATTTATATAAACATTTATAATTTTAAGCAGGTTGTAATTAGAGAAAAAAGTGAATATTATATTAATGAAATATCTGGGTATAGATATCGGTTATTATAACATCGGATTAGCACTCGCGGAGTGTACGGGACCTCAAATAGAAGTTAGGTTTGTGGAAAAGGTGGATCTCACTCGCTTTAAAAACAGGCGAACCCCCGAATTATCGGACATGATACACGCATTTGTAACTGAATACTCCCGTGTTTTTTGTGACGCGGATAAAATACTCATAGAACGCCAACCACCCGGTGGATTTAGTAGTATAGAAGTATTACTACATTACATATTTAGACATAAAGCCATTTTGATAAGTCCTTTATCTATGCATAAACATTTTGGTATAGGTCATCTCACATATGAACAACGCAAGGAGCGTACAGAGTTTATAGCTTCAAAGTACATAAATAATTTTCAAAATTATGATCAGCTCACTCGAAAACATGATATAGCTGATGCTTTATGTATGATTCTTTATCAGAACTATAAGGATGGTATAGCCCTAAAAAAACAGGGGACCAAACAATTATTCGAAAACTTTAGATTGTCTCCAAGACTTTAAAAATAATTTCATAATTTGGAATATTAGGTTTAGAAGAAGAACTATTTAGTATTCTCCCATATTTTACATATTCTGAGTCATGTATGTACTTGCGTTTAAGTACAGATAAAATGAAGTTTTTTATTTTTCTGTCATCAATAGAAGTGGGTGAGCTTACTAAACTATATACACTACATAAAAAATAGTGTATATCATACATTTTATTACACTTATCTTTTATATCGAAAAGGTCAAAATCTTTACAATTTTTTTTATTTAAAGGGTTTTTTAATCCATGGTAATATACCATACCAAAATCTATTATAATAGGCTTTAAGTCCTTGTTAATTATAATGTTTCTAATACTTAAATCACGATGTCTAAATGATGGTATCTTCTTCTGTATTTTTAATATTGATGATAATATTTGAAATATTATACTTTTTTTTGATTGTAATGATGGATTACTTTTCCACCAATCTTTCAGTGTAAGTCCTTCTATATATTCAAAAAATAATACATTATATTTATCTTTGTATGTTTTGAACTCATATACTTTTGGTACATCAAAGTTTTGTAATTTCTTTAAAACGTTAAACTCATGTTCAGTACTTTTGTTAGTAGATACTTTCATAGCTATACCTTTGGATTTGTATACTTTTCCAAAATAACCTTCACCTATCATATTTCTTTTTCGCCGATTCTTGAAAAGTGTATCATACATTATTTAATTATTGAGATTTGTTTTTTCCATATCGTTCGTATCTGCATTAATTTTTTTGAAAAATGTTTGGTCATATATTCTTTGTATACGGGCAACATTTTGTGAACTTTTTTACGGAGCATGTTATTATCATTTTCAAGTTCGAGAATACGAAGCTTGAGCTGATTTAATTCAATGTTGAGTTCGGAAATGGTAGACATTTTTTTGAGACTTACATATCATTTTATTTTCTAGCACTTAGGTAATAATTATGCCCCTCACGGATGCTCAGATTACTAAGAAGGTCCGTGAACTTCAACGCATCAAGGGAAAAATATACGCCCCCCTCAAATATTTCAGGGGCCTCGGGACCCTCAGAGAAGTCGAGACTCGTTACACCAAGATGCTCAAAAAGGACTATAGGGACTTTAAAACAGACAAGGGACAAAAAACCAAGACTTCATCCTACACGCAAAAGTTTAGAAAAATGTATCCGGGAGTCAAATCTCTCCCTGAAATTTCTAAGGCTACTCACATTCCTTTAGGGACCCTAAAGACTGTGTACAATAGGGGTCTTGCCGCGTGGAGAACCGGGCATCGTCCGGGAGCTTCTCCACAGGCATGGGCCTATGCGAGGGTTCATAGTTTTGTGACTAAGGGGAAAACGTATTATACGGCGGATGCGGATTTTGCACACCTTTAAAAATGTATCATATCATGATACTCTTTACTTAGTCCATGTATCATTTGGAATTCATCTATTGTATCACCAACCAGATCTTTTATTTGTATAAGACATTCACCTTCACTCTCCCAAATATCAAATAACATAGATCTAAACTTATGACGTATGTCAAAGTTACATTTTTCGTATTTTCGATGATCAACTGTAACTATAAGAATACCCTTATGATCTAAAATGGAATAAATTTTCCCGATATGAGGATAGCATTCTACATATTCAGTAGATTGTATAATTTTGTTTTTCGCGGAGGTTGTTCTTTCTTCTATATAATCACCAAGAAGACCGTCGTATCTCATCGCGGAAAAATTTGACATATCCTTACACTTCATACATACCCCTTTTCTCGTACAGCGCACGATTTTATTTTTATCAAATGTTCTACAATTTTTTAATCTCAATCTTACTTCCTTAAGCGTTCCTTTAATGTTTAACCCGCGTTCATATAATTCTTGAAGTATGTCCACCTTATCCATAAATTGCACGTTTGTTAATTCTTTTTGTGTTTCTAATATGTCTGTACCATTTTGAGTGTCTTTTAAAAACTTTTTAGCGTCAATTTCAAACCATGGTTCTGGTGTTTCACGTGTCGTCTTATGGGTATCACAAATTTCAAATATATATTTAATATTTCCGTTATTTATAACTGCTATATCAACTATACATTTATCATGAACCCTGTATTCAGTTAAAACTTCGTCCCCTTCCTCATACTCTATTGTGATATTACGATACACTGAACATATAGAACAATCATCTAGTCGTACAACATTTATTTTTCTTTTTTTAATCAGGTCAGCTATAATATATTTAGTCATTTTATGTATTTCACCTTCACCAGGGTGATGGTAGAACTTACAATTTGAATCTGGTTTATGTGCAAAGTGATGATTTTTGATATTACCCTTCTTAACTATTACAAACTCGTTACAACCTGGACACTTATACTCAAGTCCTCTTTCGGCATTATAAGGTAATACATAATTGCCATTATGTAAAGCACCTAACGGAAACTTACACATTTACTTTTGATATGAAGATATCTTTAAGTCATTAAAAACATAACCAACTGCTCATCCCCTTCACAGAGTTCAACGAGATGTTGATAGTTTACATCACATTCATGTTGATTACGTGGATTTGGGAACTTTACGAACTTTTTC